GTTCACGCTGCTGTGGATCTTGGCGTACCCGCTCCTGTCATCAGCAGTGCGTTGTGGGCACGTTTTGAGTCGCGCCGTCTTGGTGCTTTCGCAGCCAAGGTTCTAAATGGTATGAGAGCAATGTTTGGTGGTCATGATGTTAGGTGAAGCACTCAAATGGATTGCAATACCGTTTGTACTGGCCACGGTATATTTCGGGATACGAAAAGGTGATAATGACTACTACGACTCGGACGACTATGATGGAAACGGAACCGCACACTGAAATACTTACTTACCAGATAGTAATCTTCGGTGCTACTGGAGATCTGGCAAAGAAAAAACTAATCCCTGCTCTGTATAAACTACATCAGAAAGATTTACTTCCAATTAATCTTGTGATTGTAGGGACATCTCGCAGAGCAATTGCTAAACAAACATGGGTGGAATCTTTGGGAGAGTATCCTGAAGACTTTCTCCATCGTCTGGATTGGATTAGCACTGATCTGGATAATCCAGAGTCATTGAAAAATCTACCAGATGCAGATGATTCAACTTACTTCTTATCCGTACCCCCAGAACGATATGAGAATGCTATCATCAATCTCAAAGAAGCAGGACTCCTCAACAACCCAGAACTCTCGCGTGTTGTTATTGAGAAACCCTTTGGGCACGATTATAAATCTGCTGATCATCTATCAACTGTGGTTGCTAGATGTCTACGCGAGAAACAAGTATATCGCATTGACCATTATCTCGGCAAAGATACTGTCAATAATATTCTTGCTACACGGTTTAGTAATATTCTTCTTGAACCACTCTGGAATCGCCAGTATGTAGAAGAAGTGCAGATCTTTGCTTCGGAGACCATTGGTTGTGAGGGTCGTGCCCAGTATTATGAGACCGCTGGTGCTGTCAGAGATATGCTACAGAATCATATTCTGCAAGTTCTGGCATTGATTGCTATGGATCCTCCAAGCAAAATGTCAGCAAAAGAAGTCAGAAGAGAGAAGACAAAAGTTTTATCCGCTACTAGACTATCAGAGAACATTATTCTTGGACAATACGATGGCTACCGTAACGAAGAGGGCGTTGATCCTAACAGTGGTACTCCTACCTATTTTGCTGGTACTTTATTCGTCGATAACTGGCGTTGGGAAGGAGTTCCTTTTAACGTAATGACAGGAAAGAAACTACCATACCAATGTGTGGAGGTAGTAATCAAACTTAAAGCACCACCGCTAAAACTCTATGAAGGTGAAATCAACGATCGTATTGTCATGCGTCTACAGCCTAATCCTCATCTTGACATTAGGATGGATATTAAATCTCCTGGGCTCAATGATAATCTTGAATTGGCTACACTCACTCACGACTACCCCCAAGATAGAGCAATCGACGGATATGAAAAACTCCTCTATGATGCTATAAATGGAGACCAATCGCACTTTGTCCATGTCGATGAAGTTATGGAAAGTTGGAGGATTGTAGATGACCTTCTGTGTACTGGTGATAGTTGTCCAATTCGTACTGTCCCTTACATCTACTGTGGTGGATGGGGTCCAGAGTACAAAACACACATGATAACTGTTTGGGATTATCCAGCATGATACATCACGTACAATTATTCGTTAGACATACTATGGAGAATCCACTTGCTCTAGCAGTAATGTCTTTTGCTTTAGTCTTTGTTCCCATCCTAGGAATGTGGGCAGTTCATAAATATAGATGGGAGCACTGGGAACCTTTTCATAGGAGCCACAAATGAATCCAATCATTCTAATTGGTTGCTTTACTCCATTAGCAATTATTTTCATAGTGATGAAACTTGCTGTTTGGATTGAAGCAGTAAACGAGGAGACTGATTATGTCAGAAAAGAACCTCTACGAGAACGAGGACCCTTCTTGGAAAATCCATATGCAGACGTTGATGCGGAGGAAGAAGAATTTGGAGATCGCACAGACTATCAATGATGCTCTGTATGAATGGTATTCAGAGCAAGGTAGAGATGTTCCAGAATGGAAACGAAAAGATCCAGACTGGTGGATTAAATACCTAATTAGTTTAGGAATTGATCCAAAGAATCCATGAACTTATTCTTGCGTCCACTGACTGATGTTAATGACCCTGTGTGGAGTGTGATCTTCTCGATCGTATTACTCCTAATCGGGGTCTTTTATGTTGTCGCCTATATACTGGGAATTGATAAACAAGAATATGGGAGCAATGACACCCCCGAGTCGGAAGAGTTGTTACAACTTCCGAGTGATCAGCATAGATAGAGTGCTGGATGGAGACACGATCGATGTCACGATCGATCTAGGTTTTGACCTTTATAAAAAAGAAAGAGTTAGAGTCGCTGGTGTGGACACGCCAGAGAAAAGAACCAAAGACCTAGAAGAAAAAGCACTGGGATATGACGCAACCAACTGGCTTAAGGACAAGCTTGAAGGTGCTATCTCTGGCGACAATGATCTCGTTATTCGCACTGAACTTGTTGGTGGTATGGGCAAGTATGGGCGTCTTCTCGGGTGGCTCTACATTGGAGACGCCGAACTCTCCCTCAATGAGCAAATGATTACAGAAGGCTACGCTTGGGCATACGATGGTGGAACCAAGCAAAAGAACTTTGAAGAACTACGAGAAATCAGACGTACCAACGGAACTCTCGTTGAGTAATCAATATATTATCAGCATGTAAAGATATACTTATTAAATCGTAATATAATGTAACACTATTTTCTGCTACATAGCTTATAATCTGTGTAGCATGGAGTTACAATATGTACGGATTTTATATGCTGGTAGTGTTCGTTGCCATATTAGTAGCGATTGCTGGCGTAGATGAAACCTTGAAGATCTTTGCTTACGCGGATCTACAAATTAGATATGCGTTCATCCGACTTCAGATGAAGTGGATGGGTTGGAAACTTAAGAGGCAACTTATTAAGGACACCAACAACTTTGAAAAGTTCCTCAAGGAGTATGACAAATGAACGACAAAGAGATGTCCGACCTTTCCATAGAAAGGAAAGAATGTCCCAAGTGTGGTGCTTTGTGGATCAACGGACAGCACTATTGGTCTGGCACAGGAAAGAAAGGAAATGAGTTGGATCTTGCTGGTCTGGTGTGCAATAAGCTTGGTGATGACACTTGTATCAATCCTTGCCGAGGGCAAGATGGTGGCGTCACCTGGAAAAAAAGACTTGAGGAACTGGAACAGGATCATCCAGCAGAATAAATACCAGTAGTGAACTAGTATTGTTGTGGCATCTGATCAGATTTATCTTGGCAATCCGCTTCTAAAGAAAGCAAACGTCCAGCAGGACTTTACCAAGGAACAAATTGCAGAGTATGTGAAGTGTGCTAAAGATCCAGTATACTTCACCAAGAATTATGTACAGATCGTTTCACTCGATGAAGGTCTGGTGCCATTCAAGATGTGGGATTTCCAAGAGGAGTTAATTTGGAACTTCCACAAAAATAGATTTAACATTGCGAAGCTACCTCGTCAGACTGGAAAGTCTACGACGGTGGTTTCGTATTTGTTGCATTATGCGTTGTTTAATGACAGCGTTAACATTGGTATTCTCGCCAACAAAGCAAGTACCGCAAGGGATTTGCTCGGTCGTCTACAGACTGCTTACGAAAATCTACCAAAATGGATTCAGCAAGGCGTGATATCATGGAACAAAGGTAGCATGGAGTTGGAAAATGGCAGTAAGATATTGGCAGCTTCTACATCTGCGTCTGCTGTCCGAGGCATGTCGTTCAATATCATCTTCCTCGATGAGTTCGCGTTCGTCCCTAATCACATCGCTGAATCGTTCTTTGCCTCTGTTTATCCTACTATTACTTCTGGTAAAAGCACGAAAGTAATTATCATTTCTACCCCACAGGGTATGAACCACTTCTACAAGTTGTGGACTGATGCACAGAATGGTAAGAACGGATATACGTGGTCGGAAGTACACTGGTCACAGGTGCCAGGCAGAGATGATAAGTGGAAAGAAGAAACAATCAAGAACACATCCGAGAGACAGTTCACACAAGAGTTTGAGTGTGAGTTCCTTGGATCGGTTGACACATTGATCTCGGCTGCAAAGTTGAGAGCACTCACATTCATTGACCCAGTGAAGCGTAGTAATGGACTCGACATTTATGAAGAACCAAAGAACGGTAACGAGTATCTTTTTACAGTTGATGTTAGTCGCGGCATTGGCGGAGACTATTCTGCTTTCATTGTTTATGACATTACTACGGTTCCATATAGGGTAGTAGCAAAATATAGGAACAATGAGGTTAAGCCTATGTTGTTCCCAAACATTATTAATGACGTTGCGAGAGCGTACAATAATGCATGGGTTTTGTGCGAGGTGAACGACGTAGGAGACTCTGTGGCGTCGATTCTAAATTATGACCTAGAATATCCTAACGTGCTCATGTGCGCCATGAGAGGGCGTGCAGGGCAGATTGTGGGGCATGGATTCTCTGGAACCAAGACCCAGTTGGGTGTGAAGATGAGCGTGACTGTGAAGAAGGTTGGATGTGCCAACCTCAAGCAGATCGTAGAGGATGACAAACTCATCTTCAATGACTATGAAATTATTAACGAACTTACTACGTTCATTCAGAAGAAGCAATCCTTTGAAGCTGATGAAGGATTCCACGATGACCTAGTAATGTGTATGGTAATTTTTGCATGGCTTGTACAGCAAGATTACTTTAAAGAGATGACTGACAACGATGTTCGCAAGCGTATCTATGACGAACAACGTAATCAGATTGAACAAGACATGTCACCATTTGGATTTATCACTACTGGATTGGAAGGTGATGATGGATTTGTAGATCAAGGATCTGTTTGGGAATATGGTGACACACAGGAAGACGTTAGTTATATGTGGAGCATCTAATGGATGTAGGAGATCTTTTTGATTTAGACCATCTTATTTTTAAAGAAAGGAAATGTAGGACTTGTGGTATCAAGAAAGATCTTCTTGTAGATTTTTATAGAACTCGCAAAGATAGAACTTCTTCTTCAGCATATTCTTACGAGTGTAAAGACTGCACCAAAAAAAGAATAGTATTGAGTAGGATGACTAATGCAGTTTTCGATAAATGGGAATATCCTGACTGGTAATGTGTTCATGCATTGTTTCCCCACTCAAGCGATTGGAAATAATAAATATTTTTAGATCAAGTTTGGTAACTTACAGGAGTTAAACATGGCAAGTCAAGTCTCGCCTGGAATCGTTCTAAAGGAACGCGACTTATCTAATGCTGTTATCGTCGGCGCATCCACAATTACTGCTGGTGTTGCATCAACTTTTCAAAAGGGTCCTATTGGAAAGCCAACATCCATCAGTTCACAGAAAGAACTTCTTTCTATTTTTGGTGCTCCTGCTGAACAAAATGCAGAAGATTGGTTCGTTGCTTCAGAATTCCTCAACTATGGCGGAAGGTTAAATGTGGTACGTGCTGCCACTGGAGTAAATAGCGCAACCGATACTGGAGCAGCAGTCGTTGTTAGAAATGATGACGACTGGGACGCGGGTAACGGAAACGGAAATTTCCTCGTAGCAAGATCTGCAGGTACATGGGCAAATGATCTTAAGGTTGTTTTTGTTGACCGTGGTGCTGATCAGTATGTAACTCTATCCAACACCCCAGCTTCAATCGCTATGGGCGATACGCTGACTTTTGTTGGTGGAAAAACTGGTACTGTTTATTCGTGGGATGCAGCAAGTAAGACGGCTGCTGTTATTCTTGATGACCCCACATCTAGACTAACTACATCCGATTCTCTAGATTCACCAGAAATTGGTATTACGGCAACTATTGGAACATTTGTTGCTGGTACTGGTTATCAGTCAGCTACAGCAGTTGCTACCACTGGCGGTCAAGGTGCTGGTCTAACGGTTGACACTACAGTTAGTGTTGGTAATATTCTTACTATTTCTGGTGGTTCTGGTGGTAGTTCTTACCTCACCCAAACTGGATTAGCAACAAGTGGTGGTACGGGATCTAATGCTACTGTAGACGTAGTTGCAACTCTTGGTTCTGTAACTAGCATCGCTATTAATAATGGTGGTACTGGTTATACTGTTGGTGATACACTGACGATCGATGCTGGTGATAACAACGCAACATTTACTGTAGCTACAGTAGAGGGCGGAGTTACAACTGCAGTCATCAACAACGCTGGTGTAGGTTATGTAGTTGGAGATACCATCACTATTGCTGGTGGCGGTGGAGATGCTACATTCGAAATTGCAACTGTAGTTGACGGTCAAATTACTATCTCTGCTGTAAGAGATTGGTACACAACAACCCAGATCGGATCAACTGGTCTTACTCTATCGGCTATCGGTCCTCGTCCTGGCACTTCGCAGTATGCTGAAGAAAAAGGTCTTAAGTATGACGAGATTCACGTTGCTGTTGTTGATGTAACTGGTGTATACAGCGGTGCTGCTAACACAGTCGTTGAAAGAGTCCTCTATGGTTCAAAACTCTCTGATGGTAGAAGTGCAGAAAATGCTGCTAACTACTTCAAAGATTTAATCAACGATCAATCAACTGCTATCTTCAATGGCACTGCTCCTGCTGCTACTTGGAATCCTTCTAGTTCTGGTGCTGGTGTAGCACTAGGTTCAGACTCCAGTGCTCTAACTTCTGGAGATGCATTCCAATTGGTTGGTAAGTTAGAAGCAACACTACAAGGTGGTGCTGATGATTATGCTTATACAGCATCGGAAATTGAGACTGCATTTGATGAGTTTGCGGATACAGAACTAGTTGATATCAACTTTATTCTAATGGGAGGTTCTCTCTCAACCGAGACTGATACAAAAGCAAAAGCAAATAAAGTAATCTCTATTGCTGCTGCAAGAAAAGACTGTGTTGCTTTTGTTTCACCACATAAAGCAAACCAAGTAGGTAGTGCTGGTGTCCTCACAGCATTCCAACAGAAGGAGAACACACTGAACTTCTTCAACGGAATGACTTCTACTTCATATGCAGTATTTGATAGCGGTTATAAGTATTACTACGATCGTTTCAACGATAAGTACCGCTACATCCCTTGCAACGGTGACGTTGCAGGTCTTTGCGTTAACACTTCAGCTCTCCTAGATGACTGGTATTCACCTGCTGGCGTCAACAGAGGTTCACTTCGCAACGCAATCAAGCTTGCTTACAATCCAAGCAAAGCAGACAGAGACGAACTCTACATGAACAGAATTAACCCTGTGGTTATTTTCCCTGGTAGTGGAGTCACTCTGTTTGGAGACAAGACTGCTCTTGCATCACCTTCCGCGTTCGATCGTATCAACGTTCGTCGTCTCTTCCTCAATCTTGAGAAGAGAGTTGGTGATCTCGCAAAAGGAGTTCTATTTGAGCAAAACGACGCGACAACTCGTTCTGCTTTTGCCTCTGCTGTTAACAGCTACCTGGCAGAAGTTCAGGCACGTCGCGGCGTAACTGATTTCCTTGTGGTATGTGATGAGTCCAACAACACCCCAGATGTAATTGATCGTAACGAGTTTGTCGCTGAACTCTTCGTTAAGCCAACTCGCTCAATTAACTACATCACCGTAACCTTCACAGCAACGAAGACTGGTGTCACGTTTGCTGAAGTAGTCGGTCGCTGATATAATCACACACAAGAGGTAAACTAAAATGGCAACTAAATTAAACGATTTTCTAACTAAAATTGGTGAAGGCGTTAAGCCTAATATGTTTGCGGTCGATATTAATTGGCCACAAACATTGGCAAACGCACCGAAGAGCGATGATCTAGATTTAGTAAACCTCCTCTGTAAGTCCGCAGCACTCCCAGCATCAAACCTGGGAGTGATTGAGGTTCCTTTCAGAGGAAGAACAGTCAAGATTGCTGGTGATCGCACTTTCGATACATGGTCTGCAACATTCTTCAACGACAGAGAGTTCAAGCTTCGCGCTTACTTCGAGAAGTGGTTGGAGCAAATCAACACTCACGAAACCAACAACTCGCCACTGTTTAAACCAAACAATAGCGAAGGTTACATGGCAACATTGGGTGTCAAGCAACTGCGTAAAGACAGCACTGAAGCTGGTAGTGTCTTACGTCAGTATGATCTACTTCACGCTTTCCCAACTAGCGTTTCTCAAATTGATCTTGCTTATGACAGCAACGATCAGATCGAAGAATTCACAGTTGAGTTCCAGTATTCATATTGGAAGGCAGTAGATCCTTCCACTAGCGCAATCACTAGTGGTGCATCAGAAGACCCAGCAGGCAGCGGCATCAGAATTGAAGCCTGATAAATAGTACATCAAGGGTACTGTTTAATTAATCATGAGTCAACTGTTTGGTTTTCTAATCAACAAAGGAAAAGAGGATAGGGGTCAATCCCCTATCCCTCCTAATAGTGATGACAGCGTAGCCACCGTAGCAGGTGGCTATTTTGGTACATACGTAGATGTCGAAGGTGTCTCCAAGAATGAGTATGAACTCATCAAAAGATATCGCGACATGTCACTTCATCCAGAAGTCGATACTGCTATCGACGAGATTGTGAACGAGTTTGTTGTCAGCGATGCTGATGATAGTCCCGTTGAGATTGAACTGTCTAATCTTGACATCGGAGCAGGCGTCAAGAAAAAGATTAGAGATGAATTTGATCGTATCAAAAAGATGATCAACTTCGACAAAAATGCTCACCAGATTATTCGTAATTGGTATGTTGATGGTCGTACATATTACCACAAAGTAGTAGATTTAGACAACCCCAAAAAAGGTATTCTCGAACTGCGCTACATTGATCCACTAAAGATCCGCAAGGTTCGCCAAAAGATCACCAATCCAACTGCTGCTGCTAATCCCAATCTGGTACGAGGCACGGCATTAGAATATGATTGGGGCGACTATGTAGATTACTATCTCTACAATCCCAAAGGATTCTCTGGTTCGATGGGTATGCCTAGCAATAGTGCATCAGACTTCTCGACCAACAATGGTATTAAAATTGCTTCTGATTCTATCGCCACTTGTAACTCTGGTGTGATGGATTTGAACAAAAAGTATCAGTTGAGTTTCTTACACAAAGCAATCAAGTCTCTCAATCAACTCCGCATGATTGAAGACAGTCTTGTTATCTACAGATTGTCCCGTGCTCCAGAACGTAGGATCTTTTACATCGATGTCGGCAATCTACCTAAAGTAAAAGCGGAGCAGTATCTCCGCGATGTGATGGCGCGTTATCGCAACAAGCTTGTTTACGATGCTGCCACTGGGGAAATTCGTGATGACAAAAAGCATATGAGTATGCTTGAGGACTTCTGGTTACCTCGCCGCGAAGGTGGTAGAGGAACAGAGATCTCTACTCTACCTGGCGGACAGAACCTTGGCGAACTTAAGGACGTTGAGTATTTCAGAAAGAAACTATACAACTCCCTAAACCTGCCACCATCTCGTCTGACAGACGATAACAAGGCATTCAACCTTGGAAAGACCACAGAGATTCTGCGCGACGAACTGAAGTTTAGTAAGTTCATCGGTCGTCTCCGCAAGCGTTTCTCTTCACTCTTCCACGATATTCTAAAGACTCAACTGATCCTCAAGGGTATTATCACACCCGATGACTGGGATGAGATGGAAGAGCATATCCAGTATGACTTCCTGTTTGACAATCACTTTAATGAACTAAAGGAACAAGAGATGATGATGCAGCGCATCACTCTCGTTACACAGATGGATCCTTTTGTTGGAAAGTATTTCTCTTCGGAGTATATCCGTCGTCAAATTCTTATGCAAACAGAGAAAGAGTATAAAGAAATTGATAAGCAGATGCGTTCTGATATTGATTCAGGTATGGCAATTGATCCTGTTGATGTTAATACTCTGGACATGATGGACAAGCAAAACTCTGCTTATCAACCAGAGATTACAGCGCAGCAGGCATCTGATTCTGCGGATCGTGAACTGGAAAAAGCGAAAGAGATGGAAAAATTAAATCCCGCTCCCACCGCTTCAAAACCAAAGTCTAATAAATAATACATATCTACGGATAATTTTAATAGTATGGATACACCATTAGAATCTGAATTGGTTGACATTGTTGATCTAATCGCAGACAAAAAACGCGGAGAAGCGTTGGATAAAATCAATGACTATCTTTATTCAAAGGCATCCGACGTTATCGACACGTACAAACAAACAGTAGCCTCATCATATTTTGATGAACCTACTGGGGACGAACCATCGGCAGAAGAATGAAACTTATCACAGAAAACATCGAGGACATCCAAATCCTTACCGAGGAAAAGGATGGTAAGAAGAACCTCTACATTGAGGGTGTATTCTTGCAATCCGAAATCAAGAATCGTAACGGTCGCATCTATCCTTTCTCTGTTTTAGAAAAGGAAGTTAATCGTTACAACGAAGAGTACGTCAAAACAGGACGTGCTCTGGGAGAGCTTGGACATCCCGATGGACCAACTGTGAATCTTGATCGTGTGTCACACAGAATTACATCTCTGAAAGCAGAAGGCAATAACTTCATTGGCAAGGCACAGATTCTTGCTACACCAATGGGTAGCATTGCGAAGTCCCTGCTTGAGGAAGGTGTGAAGTTAGGAGTTTCTTCCCGTGGTATGGGTAGTATTGATCGCCAAGAAAATGCTAACTATGTCATGGATGATTTCATGCTTGCAACTGCAGCAGATATTGTTGCAGATCCTTCCGCCCCTGATGCATTTGTAAACGGCATTATGGAAGGTAAGGAATGGGTATGGGACAACGGTATTCTCCAGGAGAAAACTGTTGCTAAATATCAAAGACACATTAATGAATCATCGAGAAGAGAGTTGGAAGCAAGAACACTACAGGTGTTTGAGCACTTCCTCTCAAATCTCTAATATTAATAAATAATCATAGAATAATTATCAGAAATTTACGGGGAAACTCAAATGTCAGATATGTTAAAGGAAAAATTTGAGGAGTTTGTAACCGAATCAGGTTTGGTTGTAGAAGCTGGCGATCCTATGCCAACTGTTTCCGCATCCGTTATTCCTGGTGGTGGTACACATAGTGCTTCTGGTCAATCAAAGACAGAAGTAAACTCCAAAGGTGGCAGTGCAGAAGGAAAAGGTTCTATCGGTACTGACGCTGTAAACGGTTATGGCGCACAACAGTCGATCACCGACAACGGTGGTCCACGTCCAGATGGTAACGAAGAGGGCGAGGATAATCCTGGCGCTAAAGCAGCTGCTCCTGTTAATCCAGTCAGTGGTGATCCCCAGCAAAGAGCTGGTGAGTCTACTGGTATGAACGCACAACCCTCTGTTGGCACAAACGTATCATATGGAACAAAGACTGGTCCTGACGTTTCTTATCCCATCAAGCCTTCCTTTGAATCACTTGACATGAGTGCAGACGTTGCAGCACTCACCGAAGGAACCGAACTTTCTGAAGAGTTCAAAGAAAAAGCAACGACAATTTTTGAGGCAGCAGTCAAGTCCAAGCTCTCTGAAGAGTGGAATAAACTCGAAGAGCAGTTTGAAACTCGTCTCAATGAGCAAGTATCTGAAGTTAAAGCAGAACTTGCTGAAGAAGTTGGTGGCACCGTTAAGTATGCTATCGGCGCATGGTTAGAAGAGAACCAAGTCGCAGTTGATCGCGGCATCCGTAATGAGATCACTGAAGATTTCATTGCTGGACTTAAGAATCTCTTCCAAGAGCATTACATTAATATCCCCGACGACAAAGTTGATGTCGTTGAGGGTCTGACTGAAGATCTTCGTAAGATGGAGGAACGCCTTGACGAACAGGTCAAAGCAAATGTGAAACTTCAAGGTCGTCTTGATGAGTCTGCAAAAACTGTAGTTCTGAACATTGTTTCAGAAGGTCTGGCAGACACCCAGAAAGACAAACTCGCTTCTCTCGCTGAAGGCGTAGAGTTCGAGACAGAAGAGAAGTTCGCAGAGAAACTAAAAACTCTCCGCGAGTCATACTTCCCCTCGGGTTCTGCTCCAAAGGCAGAAGTTACCGATGAAACCCCAGTAGAAGGCGAGGCAGTATCCCCAGCAATGGCGGCTTACCTCAACGCAATCAACCGCTGGAATTCCTGATAATATAAATCCCTTTTCAAAAAACACTCGGAGTAAAAATGTTTAACGCAGAAAGACTCCAGGAAAAGTGGTCGCCTGTTCTAGGTCACGAAATGGCTTCGCCAATTACTGACCGTTATAAGAAGGCTGTTACCTCTGTTCTCCTGGAAAACCAAGAAAGATTTCTACGCGAAGAGCGTGGAATGCTAAACGAAGTTGCTGTCAACTCACTATCTACCTCTGGTGGACTAGGTTCTGGCGCACCTCTCGGCAACAGCGCAGATAACGCAACTGGACTTGCTGGTTTCGATCCCGTTCTAATCAGCCTCGTCCGTCGTGCAATGCCTAACCTAATGGCATATGACGTTTGTGGCGTTCAACCAATGTCAGGTCCTACTGGACTAATCTTCGCAATGCGTTCACGCTACGAAGGTCTACAAGGCGAAGAGGCACTCTTCAACGAGCCTGACACTGGATTCTCTGCATCTTACGATGCAACCGCTGGCGCTTACACACCTAGAACTGGTGCTGGTGTTGGTGGCGATTCTGAAGGCAACAACCCTGCTCTGCTCAACGATGCAGCACCTGCTGCTAACGCATATGAAGTAGGTCGTGGAATGCCCCGCGAAGATCTTGAGAAGATGGGCGAAGCGAACAGACTGTTCCGCGAAATGTCCTTCAGCATCGAGAAGACCTCGGTAACCGCGAAGTCCAGAGCACTCAAAGCAGAGTACACCCTAGAACTCGCACAAGACCTCAAGGCGATCCACGGTCTAGATGCAGAGCAAGAACTTGCTAACATCCTGTCTAGCGAAGTTCTCGCAGAAATCAACCGTGAAGTCGTTCGTACCGTCTACACCGTTGCAAAGAAAGGTGCTCAAAACAACGTAGCAACCCCTGGCGTATTTGACCTCGACGTTGACTCCAACGGTCGTTGGTCGGTTGAGAAGTTCAAAGGTCTTCTCTTCCAAATCGAGCGTGACGCTAACGCTATCGCCCAAGACACTCGTAGAGGAAAGGGCAACTTCCTGATCTGTTCAGCTGACGTTGCTTCTGCACTCGCAATGGCTGGTGTACTTGACTACTCTTCAGGTCTCAACGGTGCTGGTGGTCCTTCCATCGGTCAGGTTGATGACACTGGTAACCTTTCAGTCGGTACTATCAACGGTCGCATCAAGGTCTATGTTGATCCTTATGCTGCTAACCTTTCCGATAAGCACTACTATGTTATCGGTTATAAGGGTACTTCACCATATGACGCAGGTCTATTCTACTGCCCATATGTTCCCCTCCAGATGGTTCGTTCGATCGATCCTAACACCTTCCAGCCCAAGATTGGCTTCAAGACTCGTTACGGCATGGTATCGAACCCATTCGTCACCACCAACGGTGCATACAACGGCACCCCCGATGGCGAAACCCTCTCGGCAAATGCAAACATGTACTACAGAAGAGTACAAGTTATCAACCTCATGTGATCCATCACTTCAGGTTTCCCACAGACCTCCCGCAAGGGGGGTCTTTTTTTGTCTAAATAATTCTGGCTCGTATCATGTTTAGAATCATGGCAACAGCAGCAGAGCGCGAAGCGCAGGCAGCAGAGGCAGCAAAAAAAGCAACAGAAACACCAACAAATAAAAGATCGCCAATAAAAATAGCGGCACTAGCATTAGGTGCTCTGATTGGTGTATCTCACATTGGACTTCTGGGTTATGTTTTGAGACCACAAGAAAAAGTACAACCAGTTCCTACAATTAATATTCCAAGAGGACCATATTCATCTTACAAAATTAAAGCTGGCAAAGATGGATATGAGATTGAATATCGTTCAGATGATCCCAAAGTTTTAGAATCAGAAAGATCTCTTGACCTCAATAAAGAGAAGAGAGGAATGTTTGGAGGTGGCACGGAAAAAAGATTGGAATATCGTCGCGATCAATATACCAGAGAAGGAACCCGTAACCTTGGAGGTGATGCAAACTCCGAGGGAAAGTCTGCGAAACAAGTAGAATGTTTAATCGCGGACGCTGGAGCTCGGTCACAAGGTGCTATGGCGGGTAGTGCTCTCGCTGCTGGTGTTGCTGTTCCTGCTGTGATGAACATACCTTACATCGGATGGTTAGCAGGTGGATGGGCTCTATTGTTGGGTCAGAAGGCTGGATCAGAACTAGGATCTCAAGTAGGACAAGTTTTCAACGACTGCTAAATAGTAGTAGCTTGGGAAGTTGACATGTCTGCCGATTGGTACAAGGAACAGTTAGTAAATAGAAACTACCTAACACCAGTAGGTTTCAAGTTGAAGCTTGAAAGATTTGCTGCTGTAGATTTCTTGTGCCAAGCAGTCAATCTCCCTGATGTATCCGCGCAGGTTACTCAAGTACCTACAAGGTTCAGGGAGTATCCAATTATTGCTGGTGGTGGAGTAACTTATGGCGATCTTCAGCTTCGTTTTATCGTAGATGAAGACATGGTAAATTATTCTTCTATCTGGAATTGGATTCGCGATAACGGAAATGCTGATAGAGATGGAGATGTGGAGGGAGAGGGTTATTCCGCTGGTCAATTACAAATCTCTACATCAAATCACAACGCTAATTTCTTTATCGATTTTGAGAGACTGTTTCCAGTATCTCTAACAGAACTATCATTCGATGCCAGTGTAAACGACATCGATTTCTTTACTGCTAATGTGACCTTTAAGTATACACGCTATACTTTACGTGATAAGAACTTCAGGATTCTATGAAATTTGATCAACTACATAATCGCTTCCAGAAAATTAAGGAAGAGTGGGCACAAGATACACAAATTGATTTCCAATTTAAAAACAAGGAATACACAGAGGATCTCGCAAAGCTCGCATTAGAGATCCCTTTCCAGCACAATAAATACTTAAACCATTACACAGACCTCTCACAAATTAAAACTTCTTTAGAGTTTGAGGTTCGCAGACTTGTAAAAGATAAACGAGAATATTACGGTGGCGAAGCTGACGCAAGAGTATACGCCGAAAAACCGTTTGGGGCAAGTATCAAGACTTCAGAAAAGATGAAAATCTATCTGGAATCAGATGACGAAATTATCAACCTAGAAGCCAAAGTCAAATACATTGACCAAATGTTGTACTACCTAGACCAAGTAATGCGCCAGATCTCTAACCGAGGTTTTGCTATCAAGAGTGCTATTGAATGGGAAAAATTTATTAACGGGAGTGCGTGATGTCTAACATCGTCGTCAAGAAGAAGAATGAAGTTTATCTAACAGTTAATTCAGAACCACACGTACATAGAGAGTTAGCAGACTATTTTTCTTTTGAGCTGCCAGAAGCAAAGTTTTTAAAAAGACAACCACGCTTTAGATACTGGGATGGGATGATTCACTTGTACTCTCCTGCTACAGGAGAACTGTACAATGGTCTGCTGCCACACCTTAAAGAGTGGTGTAAGGAACGTAGATATCAGATTAAGTATGAAAGTAATGATTGGTATGGTGACGTAGAAGAACCAAACCAGTTAGTATCTCCTGGTGGTGTTAAGGTCTTCATGGATAAGATCTCTAAATATAAACCAAGAGACTATCAGTACAACACAGTTTATCAAGCCCTCAAAAATAACAGAGGTTTGTTCTTGTCACCAACAGGATCTGGTAAGTCACTCATGATCTACAGTATCGTAAGATACTATGTTGCAACAGGTAAAAAGATTCTGCTCGTAGTTCCTACTACTTCACTAGTGGAGCAGATGATCAAGGATTTTAAAGACTATGGATGGTCCGCCGACGAACACTGTCATACCATATATTCGGGCAAAGATAAGAATACTGACAAACCAGTTGTTATCTCAACATGGCAGTCCATCTACAAATTCCCAAAGAGATACTTTGATGACATTGATTGTGTTATCGGAGATGAGGCACACTTATTTAAGTCGAAGTCCCTCACAGGAATCATGACCAAGCTTCATAATGCCAAGTATCGTTTTGGGTTTACAGGTACACTAGATGGTAGTAAGACACACAAGTGGGTCCTAGAGGGTCTCTTTGGTGCTTGTGAAAAAGTCACAAAGACTGACGATCTTATCAAGAAGGGTTATCTGTCAAACTTCAGGATCAAAGTTCTGGTGTGTAAACATGAGTATCAGCATTTTGCAGACTTCCATTCTGAAATGGAATACATTGTAACTCATCAAAAAAGAAACAATCTAATTAAGAATCTTGTTAATGACATCGGTGGTAATACACTGGTGCTATTCAACTATGTGGAGAAGCACGGTGAACCACTTTTTGAACTCATAAATAATAGTGTTGGTAATGAAAGAAAAGTATTTTTCGTACACGGCGGCACTGACATTGAAGATCGTGAAGCTGTCAGACTCATTACAGAAAAAGAAGACAATGCAGTGATCATTGCTTCTTATGGAACATTCAGCACTGGTATTAATATCAGGAGACTGCACAACATCATCTTCGCATCACCTTCCAAGTCAAGAGTGCGTAACCTACAGAGCATAGGTCGTGTATTGAGGAAGGGAGAAGGAAAAGAAATCGCTACTCTCTATGATATTGCAGACGACATCTCTGGTCGTCGAGAAAACTATACACTTAAACACCTTTACGAAAGGATTGCAATCTACCAGGAAGAAAATTTTAAGTATGAAACAGTAAAAGTAGATTTAAGGTAATAATGGAAGACGAATTTTATGCAACGATAAAACTATCATCTGGAGAAGAATTAATCTCTAAAGTCTGTTACATGGTAGATGAGGATTCTTTATTAGTGGAGAATCCTTTACTAGTTGACAGAGTGACATCAAAAAAATCTGGAAAACAAATTGATGGATTCTCATTAAAAGAATGGATTGCTTCTTCTTATGATGACATGTTTATTATTCAAATGGATAAGGTACTAACTATCTCCGAATTAGATGAGAGAGTCAAAGTATATTACTTGATGAATGTAAACAATATTAATTCTGATGAACCAGAATCAAAAACAAATGAAATCTCTAGAGAGATGGGATACCTTGGTTCTGTAGAAGAAACTAAAAAGAAATTAGAAGCTCTATTTAATAAAAGCTAGTATGTCTCTTGAACCCTTACAGAGTTATTCTATTAGGTTTTAGGTCTTTTGTCAAGCTATTGACAGAATTACAGAATCGAGTTATACTGTTGTTAGCAAATAGCAACTAGATGGCAAAGGCAAAGACCGAATACTACGTTAATAACAAAGAGTTCCTCGAAGCAATAGTGGAATATAAACGTAAGGTCGAGCTTGCTAAAAAGAAAGGTAAATCGAAACCGCTTGTACCAAATTACATTGGTGAATGTTTCCTGAAGATTGCTACACACCTGTCTTACAAACCAAACTTTGTTAACTACATGTTCCGAGAGGACATGATCTGTGACGGCATTGAAAATTGCCTACAGTATATTGACAATTTTAATCCAGAGAAGTCTTCCAATCCTTTTGCCTACTTCACACAAATTATCTACTACGCTTTCCTTCGCCGCATTCAGAAAGAAAAACGCCAACTAGAAATTAAGAGTAAAATTCTTGAGAGATCTGGTCACCAAGAAGTTATGTACACAGAAACATACGAAGGTGATATGGCTGGTATGAATGCTTCTTATGCCGACATGGGTAGCATCAAAGAAAACATTGAGACAAGAATGAACCGATGACTGTAGCATTGATTACTGATCAACATCTAGACGGTCGTAAGGGTAGTCTGGCATTTTGGAATTACTTCCAAAAGTTCTATGATGATGTCTTCTTTCCTACGCTAGAGAAGAAAGGTATCAAAGAGATCATCGACCTGGGCGACACATTTGACAACCGTAAAGGTATTGACTTTAATGTATGGAATCGTGTTCGTACTCACTACTTTGATCGCCTGAATGAAATGGGCATCACAGTGCATACAATCTTGGGCAACCACTGTGTGTACTACAAGAACACAAACTCCATCAACTCTCCTGACTTATTGCTAGGTGACTATGATAATATTCGTGTCTACGATGAGGTTACTACTGTTACTATTGAGGGTACGAAAGTTTGTTTTGTCCCTTGGATCAACAGGGAGAACGAAGCATCGACGATGGAACATCTCCAACAAACAGATGCACAAATTGTCATGGGACACCTTGAACTTGACGGTTTCGAAGTAACACCTGGGCTTAAGATGGAGCACGGACATGATCCTTCTATCTATAAGGACTTCAAACAAGTCTTCTCTGGTCACTATCATCACAAGTCAAGCAAGGGCAACATCACATACCTAGGTAATCCTTACCAGATGTTCTGGAATGATTACAAGGATGAGCGTGGATTTCATCTGTGGCAACCCAAAACAAATAGACTGACTAGAGTCAAGAATCCATATGAGATTTTCAAGAAGGTGTACTACAATGATGTAGATAAAGACATGGTTCTTGATTACACCGAGTACAAAGATACTTTTGTTAAAGTAGTTGTAGAAGAAAAGAGAGACTACTACAGGTTCGAAACAATGATTGATTCTTTGTATGCTGCTGGTGTACATGATATCAAAGTTGTTGAGACTCTTGTGAGTGAGGATCAAACCGATGATGCTGACATTGAAGTGAAAGATACCCTCACACTTCTGAACGAATATATCGATGAGGTGGAGATATCCGTAGACAAAACCTCACTCAAAAAACTCATGAGGAACCTATATATTGAAAGCTGTGAGATGGTATGACAGACGCTACGTACATCTTGACACTTGTTGACCACCCAGAGGGTGTGTTTTCTCTCATAGATAAGGATACTGGAGAAAAAATAGTTCCTATTTTTGAGTGTCAAGATGATGCGGAACGCTATGCTATACAACTTATAGAAGATGAAGAGGGACCAAATCTGCAGTTAGTTGAAATAGAAAGAGAACTTATTGTTGCAGCCTGTGAACAAAGAAACCATAGGTATGCTATAATAACCGTTGATGATTTTATTATTCCGCCGATTGATCTAGAATGATTGTCTTTAAAAAACTTCGTTGGAAAAATTTCCTGTCCACTGGAAACGTATTCACCGAAATTGATTTGCTTGCTTCAAAAACAAACTTAATTATTGGTGCTAATGGTGCAGGCAAGTCTACCATTCTAGATGCACTGACGTTCTCACTTTTTGGAAAACCTTTCCGTAAGATCAACAAACCGATGCTGGTGAATAGCATCAATCAAAAGGATTGTCTGGTTGAGATCGAGTTTAATATTGCAAAGAACGACTTTAAAGTAGTTCGTGGTATTAAGCCTGGTGTCTTTGAGATATATCAGAACGGTCAGATGCTTGATCAATCAAGTACGACGAATGATTATCAAAAACAACTTGAGACTAACATTCTCAAGATGAACTATAAATCATTTACCCAGATTGTGGTACTAGGAAGTAGTACCTTTGTTCCTTTCATGCGTCTTCCTATCGCTCAACGTAGGGACATCATTGAAGACATTCTTGACATTCAGATCTTCTCTGTAATGAACACCGTGTTGAAAGACAAGGTGAAGATGTCTACTGATGAGATGAAACAGATTGACTATCAATCTAATCTTGCTGAAGAAAAAATTCTGATGCAAAAACAATACATCGAACACATCAGCAAGAAAAACGAAGAGACGGTTGTTGAAAAACAGAATGCCATTGCTTCTTTGTTAGCAGAAGAAGAAAAAACTATTGAAATTGTTAACAACCTTAACGTAGAAAGTGAAAAATATTCTAAAGATTTAGAAACCAACTCTTATACACCAACAAAACTTAAAAAGTTAAACACTTTAAAGGGGAAGATTCAACAAAAGTTTTCTACGCATAAAAAAGAACATGAGTTTTTTATGCACAACTCTACATGTCCTACTTGTAGTCAGTCAATTACAGAAGAGTTGAAGGATGCTAGAATTACCACTATCATGGACTCCATCAAAGAACTAAACAAGGGCTTTGATGAAATGGATATTGCTATTAAACTTGAGGAAGAAAGAGAATCAAAATATATCGAAACATCTAAACTTATCAACAAAGTTAATTCTGATATTGCAATAGCAAACTCTACCATCACACGCATTCAGTTGCAAGTCAAAGACCTGATGGATCAGATTGAATTATTAAGAAATAATAAATCAGATTCTTCAGAAGCAGACGAGAAGTTAAAATACTTGCAGGAAGAATACCTGAAACTGAAGAAACAGATCTCCGAGATCAAAGAAGAACGTGACACACTTCTTGCAGCGTCACAACTCTTGAAAGATAATGGAATCAAAACCAGGATCATCAAGAGATATCTTCCCGTGATGAACAAACTCATCAACCAGTACCTTCAGAACATGGACTTCTATGTCAACTTTGCGCTGGACGAGAACTTTGAAGAAACAATCAAGTCAAGATACAGGGATACGTTCTCTTACGAATCCTTCAGCGAGGGAGAGAAAGCTCGTATCGATATCGCTCTTCTGCTTACTTGGCGTGCTGTTGCTAAACTTAAGAATAGCGTTGATACTAACATCCTCATATTAGATGAGATCTTTGATGGCTCATTAGATCAGAATGGCACTGGTGAATTGGGATGGATCCTTCGCAATTTTGATGATGATACTAATGTGTTTGTGATCTCTCACAAAGAAAATCTTGACGGAAAGTTTGATAGAACTCTACAATGTGAGAAAGTAAAAAACTATTCTGTTGTCCGAGAGACAGTTGCAGAAGCGGCATAGGGGGGTCTTCGGACTCCCCTTTTTGCGTATATACTATAGGCATCAACGCAAGAGAAGCCATGACCACCCAAGCAATCAAAGGTAACCTTGCCCGTTTGCTGGCAACCGAGAACCTGATTGTTGAGCACCGCAACTGTTCTACAGCACAGTTCAATGTGGACACCCGTGTGCTTACCTTGCCTAATTGGGACAAGGCATCTAACATCGTCTATGACCTCTTGGTGGGGCATGAGGTTGGTCACGCTCTCTTCACCCCTAATGAAGATTGGAGGAACGTTGCTGACTGTCCTATGGACTTCATCAACGTGGTTGAGGATGCTCGCATTGAGAAGCTGATGAAGCGCAAGTATCCTGGTCTCCGTCGTTCTTTCGCTGGTGGTTACAAAGAACTGCATGAGAGAGATTTCTTTGAGATCGCTGACGAAGATCTCAACACCTTCAGCTTGATTGATCGTATCAATCTGAACTATAAGATTGGTGCTTCTGCCATGATTCCTTTTGAATCAGATGAGCGTCAGTTCCTTCCTCGCATCGATGACTGCGAAACTTTTGAGGAAGCCCTGCAAATTGCTGTTGACATTTATAATTACAGCAAGAAAGAAAAGGTTCAGGAACCTGCTCCTGAAGAGATGCAATCCCAACGTCAGAGTCCTGAAGGTTCTGATGGTGACACTATGACTCATGAAGAGATGCTGGATGAGGCGCAGCGTCGTGAGAGTGAAAACGAAAAATCTGATGGTGGAGAATCTGTGCCGCAAGGTAGCAGCGCACCTGAAGGTGGTGAGCATATGGATGAAGAGGAGTCTCGCACCCAACGTGCTTTTGATGAGAACGCAAAAGGATTTACTGATCGCTGGTCTGGTAACAACAATTACATCGAGATTCCTGACAGCGTTAATCTTCCTGATTATGTCGCTGACTGGACTGAAGTTCATGACTGGATTGATTCTTATTCCAAGGGATTTCTTGAGCGAAATGAGGACTTTGCTGGATACATAGAAGTACAAGATGCTTATCGTGAGTTCAGAAAGCAATCGCAGAAAGAGGTAAACTATCTTGTTAAAGAGTTTGAGTGCCGTAAGTCTGCTGACGCTTATGCTCGTTCTGGAGAATCTAAAACTGGTGTTCTTGATACTTCAAAGCTTCATACTTATAAGTATTCTGAAGACATCTTCAAGAAAGTGACTGTAGTGACTGATGGTAAGAACCATGGTTTGTTGTTCCTCCTTGACTGGTCTGGATCAATGCAACATGATATTCTTGCAGCAGTAAAGCAAGTCTTAAACATGACTGCTTTCTGCAAGAAAGTTCAGATCCCTTTTGAAGTCTATGCGTTTACCAATGACTACTATCCTGTCCGCCGTGCAAATGGTCAGGTAGTTGATAACCACAATGATGATGAATATTTTGAGAGCAGGGGTTGTGAAGAGAACAAAGTCTTTTTGCACAAGGACCAGTTCCATCTGATGAACTTTGTGTCTTCTCGTTCTAACTCCAAAGATTATGAACGGATGTGCTACAACTTGTTCCGCGAAGCGTATGCTTACATTCAATACGTCTCGTATCAAACTACCCCTGGTATCGGTCTGTCTGGCACTCCTCTTAATGAAGCTGTTGTCATGCTGAACTACATCATTCCTCAATTTAAAAAGCAGAATGATCTTCAGAAAGTTAACGTGTGTATCTTGACTGATGGTGAATCTTGCATGAGCACTTATGGTCGTAAGTATTATAGTGAGTACAAAGATGAGTATTATATTCGTCCTCGTCGCACTGAAAGTTGCATTCTCCGTGATCGCAAAACAGGAATCACTTACAGCAAGACCGAATACTATGGTGTATCCACTAACAACTTTATCCAGCAAGTTCGAGATCGTAACCCTGGTGTAAATGTTCTTGGTTTTCGTATCGGTAGCGCATCACAACTGTCTAACTTTGTTTCTGTTTATGGCAACAGCATGAAGTATGCTGATGTACAAAAGCAGTGGAAGAAAGAGAAGTCTGCGATCATTCCTGATCCCAAATCATTCACGGCTCTTTATGCACTATCGAATAATTCTTTGTCTGCTGACACTGAATTTGAAGTTGAATCTGGTGCCAAGAAAGCAGAGATCACGCGAGCATTCAAGAAGATGCTTGCTAGCAAGTCCACAAACAAGAAACTGCTCAACTCCTTTATCCAGTATGTCGCTTGACAGACTGTCCACTCGGGGTTGGTATCACCACTCCCTTGCCCTATAATTACTTCATACGCAACCAACCAATGCCCGCTCGTTCTGAACTGACCACTACTCAACTCACCTCTTATCTGTCCGAAACTTATGGTAACGACATCAATGCTGATGCTGTTCGTTCTGCTGCAGATCACTTTGGAGTTACGTATCCGACTGCGGTAAAGCGTCTGCGTGATTTCTATGTCCGCCGTGGTACTTGGAATCTGACTGTTCAAGAGAAACTTGAGCAGACCTATAATGCTCCTGCGGCTGTTCCTGCTGTTGCTATTACCGAGCGGGAAGAACAGAACCTCGTTCCTCTCAAGGACGACACTTATGTCCCGTTCGGGAACTTTGCTGACGTAAAGAAGATCATCAAATCTGGTCTCTTCTACCCGACTTTTATCACTGGTCTGTCTGGTAACGGTAAGACTTTCTCTGTGGAGCAAGCATGTGCCCAACTGGATCGTGAACTGATTCGTGTCAACATTACTATTGAAACTGATGAAGACGATCTTATTGGTGGCTTTCGCCTTGTGGATGGGGCAACTGTTTGGCATAACGGACCTGTCATTGAAGCACTCCAACGAGGTGCAATCTTGCTACTCGATGAGGTTGACCTTGCTTCCAACAAGATCCTTTGTCTCCAATCCATTCTTGAAGGCAAAGGTGTGTTTCTGAAAAAGACTGGTCGTTATGTTCAACCCGCTGCTGGTTTCAATGTTATCGCTACAGCCAATACCAAAGGTAAGGGTAGTGACGACGGTCGTTTCATTGGCACCAATGTTCTCAACGAAGCATTCCTTGAGCGTTTTGCTTTGACCTTCGAGCAGGAGTATCCTACTCCCGCTGTTGAGACCAAGATTCTTGAGAAACTTGCTGAACAACTGGGTTGCCAAGATGATGAGTTCTGTGCTAAACTTGCTACCTGGGCAGAAGTTATTCGTAAAACTTTTAATGACGGTGGTATTGATGAAGTTATCTCTACCCGTCGCCTCACCCACATTGTCCGTGCTTTCTCGATCTTCGGAAAGCGCATGAAGGCAATCGAAGTCTGTGTCAATCGTTTCGATGACGAGACCAAGACTTCCTTTATTGAACTCTACGACAAAATCGATGAGAACGCTAATGAAGAAACCGCAGATTGAATTTCACGGATACGTAGGTCACCTTGCCCGCCTCAAAGACGGGCAGACCGTTAAAATTCTTGGTGGACAAAACCTCATTCTATTCGTCAGAAAGATTGACGGTTCCATCATTGAATGCTATCATAATGACATTGACTTTATCTGGGATAAATGACTTTCAAATACAATGAAGACGCTCTACTCCAAGAGCTACGTGACTATATTTCTGGAACCTATAATCAACATTACTCTGCTGGCAATGACAGTATTCAAACGTTAGACTTGATCGAAGCATGTGGTGATGCAGAGGCATTTTGCCGAAGCAACATCCTCAAGTATGCTTCTCGATATGATAAGAAGGGCACCGCTCGTCGGGACATCATCAAGATCCTGCACTATGGGTTGCTTCTTCTTCACTTCTCCGACAAAACCAACGTTACTGAACACTACAACCAATGAGCACAGTGATCCTTTCTAAACAAACTCGCGACATTCTCAAGAACTTTTGCACAATCAATAGTTCTATCCTTATTCGGGAAGGCACTGTACTCAAGACCATTAGTGTTGGTCAGAATGCTATTGCTGAATATAAAAGCGAAGAAGCTTTCCCTCAAACTTTTGGTATCTATGATTTGAACCAATTTCTTGCTGGATTGTCTCTCTTTGATGATGCGGCTCTACAGTTTGACAATGAAAATTATGTTACCATTCGTGGTAATGGTCGTTCAGCAAAGTATTATTTCTCAAACCCAGAGATTACTTTGAGTTCTGCACCAGAAACTACCGTTAAGTTTCCTGGAACTGACTTTAGTTTTGTTGTTAAGTACGAAGATCTAGTTGCACTTCAGAAAGCATCTGCGGTGTATGATTTACCAGATCTAGCATTCCGAGCTTCTTCTGATGGTACGATCAATCTTGATCTGTGTGACAAAGAGAATGATACTGGTAATGTATACAGTCAAACTGTAAGTGGTGAGAGCACTGGTGAGTTTGACATCTCTATGAAAGTTGAGAACCTTCGTCTACACCCAGGTAACTACAAAGTAAACGTTGCTTCTGGAGGTATTACGGAGTGGATTCACCAGAGTATTGAATTGAAATACTATATTGCACTTGAACCCTGATGAACATAAAAGAATGTGGTGGATGTACTTTATGTTGTCGCGGAACTTTAACAGTTAAGATCAACGAACATAAAGTATATCCAGAGCATCCTTGTCCTCACGTTGTTGAACATGGTTGTGGCATCTATGACGATCTATCACGACCTCCAATATGTGATAGCTATGGATGTGCTTGGTTGAAAGAGTGGACTTTGCCAGAATGGATGCGACCAGATAAGGTTGGGTTCTTGATGACAGAACAAAAGAAATTTGTCACTCTTACTGCCGACTTTAGTGGTAAAATTGATGGAGCTGCACTACTCTTTGCTATTGAGTGGTGTAAACAAAAGAAAAAAACTATGTTTTATACCGTAAAGTCTGATGGACTTGGCGAGTATTTTCGTGGTAGTATTATGAATCATCCAGAGTCTGTGTTTAAGCATGGATCTATGGATGAAATTTTTGAGCCTGTAGAATTACTTAATGATGAATAAAAAATTCCTTTGGGTCGAAGAGTATCGACCTCGCAAACTGCAGGACTGTATTCTGCCCAAGAATATCAAAGAATCTTTTCAGGCATTCCTAGAACAAGGTGAGATTCCAAACCTGTTGCTAGCAGGTACTGCTGGTGTTGGTAAGACTACTGTAGCCAGGGCAGTCTGTGAGGAGATTGGTGCGTCTTATATCGTCATCAACGGGTCCGACGAGGGTCGTTTCCTAGACACGGTGCGGAACAAGGTCAAGCAGTTCGCTAGCACCGTCTCTCTCGCCTCTGGAGCGCCCCACAAGGTCGTTATCATTGATGAGGCAGACAACACCACCAATGACGTGCAACTGTCCTTGAGGGCGGCGGTGGAGGAGTTTCACAGCAACTGTCGCTTCATCTTCACCTGCAACTTCCCAAACAAGATCATTGAACCGCTGCATTCTCGATGCACGGTGGTGGACTTTCGTGTCAAGAACGAAGCCAAGATGGAACTGCAGGGTCAGTTCTTCATGCGACTCAAGCAAATTCTGAAGGAGAATGATGTTGAGTGCGAGGACAAGATTCTTGTCAAGTTGATTCAACGTTACTATCCTGACTGGCGTCGTCTGATCAATGAGTGTCAGCGTCATGCTGCTACTGGTAAGATCGATACGTCAATCTTGGTTGATATTGCTGACGTATCAGTCAATGATCTAGTCAGGTCTATGAAGAACAAAGAGTTCACCACGGTTCGTAAGTGGGTTGTGGAAAACATTGACAATGATCCTAACATTGTCATCCGTAAGATCTATGACTGCTTGTATGAAAACCTCAAAGGCGCATCTATTCCAGAGGCTGTTCTGATCCTGGCAAAGTATCAGTATCAGATTGCCTTTGTTGCTGACCAAGAGATCAACCTACTAGCATGTCTTACTGAAGTTATGATGAGTTGTGAGTTTAAGTAATAATTATAAGGTTCTTCGTGGATTCCTAGATTCACAGGAAGCACAGGATTTAGGGAAAGAATATATTGACTACTGTGAAAAGTATGTTGAAGTAAACGAAGATGGCAATCGCCAAAACTTTGGATACATTTCTTTCCTAGAACTGCTGGTTGCGAAGACGCCAGAAGTGAATTGGATACTTGGTGAAAAAGTATTGCCTACGTACTGCTACGGTAGGGTGTATTACAATGGCAATATTCTCAAGCCACATGTAGACAGATTGGAAAGTGAAATAGCAATCACGGTTCATCTATCATCTGATGAACCATGGGATATATGGGTAAGAGATCCAAGTGGAAATAAAAATTACGTTACCTTGACATATGGGGACGCAATGATATACAATGGTATGACGGCAGAACATGGTCGTGATCCTTTTATGGGTCAGTATCATGCTAACGCATTTCTATTTTACAATAGAAGTAGGGGACAGTATTCTGTTCCGTGGAAACAACACTTAAGGAAAATAAATGAACACTAAACTTGTGCGCTTTCGTTCTGGCGAGGACGTAATTTGCGATCTCATTAACGAGACTGATACTGAAATTACTATTGGGAATGCTCTCGTAGCAGTTCCTCAAGGTCAAGGACAATTGGGATTTGCTCCATGGTCTCCTCTATCCAAAGAGGATATTGAATTCACTGTTCCACGGGACTATACAGTCTATATTGTAGAACCAAATCCTAATATTGCGGAGCAATATGAAGGTATCTTCTCTACTCTCATTACTCCTAAAAAGCAACTTGTTCTCTAATGAAAGTACCAACCCAAGAAGAACTTATTCACCTTAAGATTCAGGCAGCAATGCGTGAGAACAGCTTTCCCGAAGATCAAATGAAGTATCTTGGTGAAAGAGCTGGTCATCATTGGTACTTGGTTGCTGGTGAATATGAAGTTCCTGCTAGTGATATCGAAGAATTTGAATTTGCTGGAGAAGTCGATGAAGAAGACCACACCTGAAAACGTGAAAGAATCAAACGAAGGATTGTTTCATGCTACAATGAACTTACCTACTGCAGCTGCACATTGTGGCATGACGCAGAAAGAAATGAAAATGACCTTCTGGGAATACCTCAAATATCATGACCCAAACTTTAAAATCACTGAAGACACCACTCCGCTACCCAGGGGGGAAAAGCAGAGCACTGGCAAACCTGTTCCGATTCCTCCCAGACCTTTCCCAGGCAACGGAGTATCGTGAGCCTTTTCTGGGTGGTGGCAGCGTAGCAATTGAAGTGTCTAAAAGGTATCCTAAATTGGATATCTGGGTCAACGATTTATATGAACCTCTCTATAACTTCTGGTGTGAGTTGAGAGATCACGGTCGTGAGATGAGAGATCAACTTGTGCAGCTAAAGTATATTCACTGTGATCCTACATCTGCAGAAGTATTGTTTAAGCAATCAAAGGACTATCTAAATGGAACACAAGGTGATCAATCCAATCTATCTCGTGCTGTTGCTTTTTACGTTATTAACAAGTGCTCTTTTTCTGGTCTCACTGAATCCTCATCTTTCTCAAAGCAGGCTTCAGAGAGCAATTTCTCAATGCGAGGCATTGATAGACTCCCAGACTTCTCGTTGATGATTAAGAATTGGAAAATTACTAACCTATCTTATGAAGAGCTACTTACCGACGATCGAGACACCTTCACTTACCTCGACCCGCCCTATGATATTAAATCTAACTTATACGGAAGGCGAGGTAGTATGCACAAGTGCTTCGATCATGACACCTTTGCTGCTGATTGTGACCGTTTTATTGGTCCTCAATGCATATCTTACAACTCGTCTAATCTTGTTAAAGAAAGGTTCGAAGGGTGGACAGTAGCAGAATTTGCACACACTTACACCATGCGCTCCGTGGGGAGTTATAATACAGATCAAGCGTCTCGCAAGGAACTCGTCCTTTTAAATTATGAAGTGTGAAGTGAAACTCTACGTTGCAGGTCAGGTCTTCACCGAAGAGGTGATCGCTCGCAACTATCAAGAAGCCAGGGAGGTTGCCCTGGCACGTAATCCTAATGCCAAAGTTCTTGGTGTGACTGCTGTATTTAAATAATGGAACTAAAGGACTATCTTTATAGTATTAATCAATCAAAAAAGAATCTACTTGATGATAATCAGGATGCTGTAAAAAAGTATCCTCCTTTTATTATCAACAAATGTCTGTCTGGTTTTACTGATAGCATTCTTTTTGCTAACGAGATGAACAAGTATCATCAGTTAGATAAGAAGATGCAATATGACTTTTACATAAATAGTTTGAAGCCTAGAAAGCGTTTTACGCCGTGGGTGAGAAAAGAAACTCTTGAGCATCTTGAATTGGTGAAGCAATATTATGGTTATAGCCATAACAAAGCCGTCGCTGCATTGAGGATTCTCACGAATTCTGAATTAGATGAGATTAAAAAACTATTAGATACAGGCGGACAAAGATGACAACTGAAATTGAAGTACAGTGGCAACCCTCTGACATGGTGGAAGTGAGTTTGTCCGAACCAGATGACTTTCTAAAGGTTCGTGAGACACTCACTCGTATCGGCGTTGCTTCTCGTAAAGAACGTAAACTATATCAATCCTGTCATATCCTTCACAAACAGGGTAGATATTATATTGTACACTTTAAAGAACTGTTTGCTCTTGATGGTAAGAAGACAAACTTTACTTTGAATGATTTACAAAGACGCAATCGTATTGCACAATTGCTATCAGACTGGGGACTGGTTGCTATTGTTGATGCTACTGCTATTGAAGATGTAGCACCTCTCAATCAAATTAAAGTTCTTGCTTTTAAAGATAAGGATGAATGGACGCTTGAGTCCAAGTACAACATCGGTCGAAAGAAAACAGAAGTGTAAACCGAATAAAAATGTGCGGGGCTCAACACCCCGCTTTTTTTATGTTCGATTATAATTAGTAGTGGATGCCGTAATGGGTCCATTAACAACTCTCGCTTACTCAAGGAGACTATCAATGAATAAATACGCTTGGGACGTTTACTCTCCCTTCTATGTGGGATTGGATGATGTTTTCCACAGACTCGAATCGATGACGAGTCATAATAAAAACTATCCTCCCTATAATTTAATCAAGCATGACACCGCTAATTACGAAATTGAAATCGCTTTGGCGGGATTTAAAAAAGATGAGATCGAAGTATCTACTGAATCAAACATTCTCCGAGTTGCCAGCAAAGATACGAAGACAGATCCTAATGTCGAGTATCTCCACAAAGGATTATCAAAGAGATCTTTCTTAAATACATGGCAACTATCTGATGATCTGCGTGTGTCTGATGTAGCATTTGCGGACGGTTTATTGCGTATTTCGCTGAAGAAAATTATTCCCGATCATCAGAAGAAGGTGACATATTCTATTGCAGACACAGCAAAGGAATTGCTGTTAGAATAAATAACTGCGACCCAAATATCGTCGGCGCAGACAGAGGGGTAACTGGCCAAATCCAGTTGACACCCCTCTTTTTCTGTGTTATCATACTATTATCCATTTCGTATAAACTATGGCTACATCTATTGTTGTGCTCCAAACAGGAGAACGTGTTATTAC